TATAGTTTCAGAAAATTAAGGGAATTAGCACAGACCCCGGAAGATAAAGAGGTATGGCGTAAGCAGTACATGGGGTATGAGCCGACAAAGATAGATTTTCAGTATAACGATTATACCGGGTGGAGCGTCTACCTACGGTTGCGGAAAGTGAGGGATTAGGTTGCTGATAGGATTGCACGATAGCGAAAAGGAACATTTCAAAAAGGCTAAAACATTTCCGAACTATGCACTTATGAAAATATCAGCATACCACAAGGAAAAAGGAGATACCGTGGAATGGTGGGAGCAGGGGAAAACATACGACCTTGTATATTCGTCTAAGATATTTGATTTTACAGAGGAAAACAAAAACCTACCGCCGGACACGATAAAAGGCGGTACAGGATACGACATAGAGAAGAAATTGCCACAAGAAATTGAGGATATGTACCCGGATTACACCATATACCCGGAATGTGATTATGCAATAGGATACATTACAAGGGGTTGCCCCAACAAATGCCCTTGGTGCTATGTGCCGAGAAAAGAGGGAAACATAAAGCCGTACAGGTCATGGACGCAGTTAGTAAGATATGACACGCCGAAACTTATACTCATGGATAATAACATTTTGGCGAGCGAGTACGGAATAGGGCAGTTGCGGGATATGATAGGCAAAGGTTGGAAAATAGACCTAAATCAAGGAATGGACGCAAGATTAGTAACAGAGGAAATAGCGGACATATTGGCAAGGCTTGATTGGATAAAATACATACGCTTTTCGTGCGACACAATAGGACAGATAAAACACATTGACAAAGTGGCGGATATGTTAGGCAGGAGAGGGATAAAACCTTACAGGCTATTTATATATGTGCTTGTGAGGAAAGACCTTGACGAAGCGGATTACAGAGTGCAGCAGTTGAAAAAGCATAAAGGCATACACCTTTACGCACAGGCAGAGAGAAACGAGGGATTAGGGATAAGACCGGACAAAGCACAGTTGGAGTTTACCAACCGTTACATATACGGAAATCTCTACAGGAAAGAAACTTGGAAAGAGTATTTAGATAAAAGACCTTGGGTAAAACAGAGATTGGAGGTATCGAATGATAGCAGTAATTGACTTTGAAACAACAGGATTGAAGCCGGGAACGGATGAAGTGTTACAGGTTTCAATAATTGATGGATACACGGCAGCAGTACAAGACATTCTGAATAAGGCGGATACCGTGATAGCCTACAATTCTGCATTTGAGGACGGATTTTTAAGGGAATATGGGATAGAGGTAGATAACAAAAAGTGGTTTGACCCTATGCCTGTATTTGCAAAAATCTACGGAGAGAGAAGCGAAAAGCACGGCGGTTACAAATGGCAGAGCCTTATTAAATGTGCAAGATATTACGGATATGAGTTTAAGGCTCACGATTCCTTGGAGGATGTAAAAGCAACATTGTATTGCTATAAAAGAATGACAAGCGGAAAAGAGGGGGAGCGGTGCAAATGCTGACACTACCAATAAAGGGTAAATGGTTTTATATGATTCTGTCCGGAGAAAAACAGGAAGAGTACAGAGAGATAAAGCCATATTACATAAGCAGATTTAAGAAAATCTTTGAAATGTTCCCGTACTCAAACATACCAAAAGGGACCGACAAAAGAGAAATATGTTTCAGAAATGGGTACGGCAGCAGTAGACCGGAGTTTATAGCGGTATGTACGCTTGACATAAAGACAGGAAAGGAAGAATGGGGAGCAGAACACGGAAAAGAGTATTACACACTCAAAATACACGAAATCAAGGAAAGGAGAGGTTGCTAATGCAAAAAGCAGGGTTTATAGCATATTGCCCTTATGAGTTGGGGGATACCGTGGAAGTATCCATAATTGAGGGAATGGGCGTTACTGGATACCCAAGAAAAGCGGGAACGGCACTAATGACAATTACGGACATTATAGCAGAGCATAGCCTAAAGAAAGGCACAGTATCTTTTATCTACGAACTGGACGGAAAGAAGAAAATGCAGTTGATACCGTGGCAGGAGTTGGTAGGGAATCAGAAAAATAAGTAAAGGAGAAATGAGCGAATGGTAGAACAGGAAAAGGTATTATACATAAGCGGGGCGGTAACAGGAACGCAGGACGCAGAGGAAAGGTTTAGAAAGACAGAGGAAGAATTTACAAAGGCAGGGTACAAGGTACTCAATCCGCAAAAGATGTGTGCGACATTGCCGGAGTTAGAGCATGGGGAGTATATGAAATTGTGTTTTGTATTGCTTGATATGTGTAATTACTTTCATCAGATGCCGGGTTGGGAAAACAGCAGGGGAGCGAATCAAGAATACGGATACGCACTTGCAACGGATAAGTATTTTGTTTAGGAGGTAGGGAATTGTGATAGGACAAGGAATTGTGACCGATTCGGACACGGAGAAAGAGTTGCAGAAATGGCAGCAGGCTAGAGAGAATCCGATAGACGAAAGCAAATTACGGCAGCAGTACCAAAACAGGAGGAACAACGCACAGGGGCAGCACTTTGAAAGAGAGATTTTAGCCGGGTGCAGATATTACGCACAGCACAATATAGCCGTGATAGACAAAACGCCCGAACCGTTCAGAGTACAAAAGAAAAGCCGTGACGGAATATTTACAGGTCGTTTCAGCACTCCGGCACAACCGGACTTTCAAGGGACCTTATACGGGGGACGCTCTATCATGTTTGAAGCGAAGCGGACAAGCAAAGACAGAATAACCCGGAATGTGCTTACAGATACGCAAATGGAAGCATTGGAGAAACACAACAGGTTAGGAGCGTTATGTGGCGTATGCGTGAATATACAGGACGATTTTTTCTTTATTCCTTGGAATGTATGGCGAGATATGAAAGAAATATACGGCAGGCAATACATAACGGTAGCAGATGTAGACAAATACAGAGTAAAATTTGACGGTGCAGTACATTTTCTTGACAGGTATTTAAGACAAAAGGGAGCAATACAGGATATTGACACCGACACGGAAGAGGGAGGGTTGCAGAGTGCGACTTGACGGATTAGCCGGGGCGGGAATCCCATATTACAACATGATAAAAAAGGCAATGCCGGGGCCGGCAAAGGATACCAAGAAAAAGTTTAAGAATGGCAGATTAACAGAGATTGACCCAAAGAGCAAGAAGCCACGATTAAAACAGGGTATCAGTACAGACAGGGCGGTAGAAGTCCTGTATATGTTTGAAAACACGGACGTGTTGCCGTATCAGATAGAGGATATGAAAACGACAATAGCCAATCTACAGGCGAGAGTTAAGAAATTGGAGGACTGGTAAGGATGAAATATTATCATGCAGCACCAAAGGAAACAATGATAAAGATTGTAGGAGAGGGAAGAATCAAGAAATCGTGGGACGGAGTTGTATACCTCTGCAAGGAAGCGGTTGATTCGTGCAAATTTCTTGTAATGCGAGGAATGAAAAATATGAGCGTTATTGAGGTTGAATTGGACGAAAGCGAAGTAGAGGAATCAAACGACCATTCAGAAGCGTTTTTTAAATGCAAGGCTTATATACACAGCGGAGATATTGAACTGACAGGGAATGAGAATGTATGGGATTATTCCTTTGATGTGTAGCGGGAGGTCGGAATATGGCAGCAGAATTAACACTAGGAAGCCTGTTTGACGGTATCGGCGGTTTCTGCTATGCAGCAACGCTTACAGGCAGGATAAAGCCGATATGGGCAGCAGAGATAGAGCAGAGTTGTATTGACATTACAAGATTCCGTTTCCCGGAAGTAATGCACGTTGGGAGCGTGACGGAATTAAAAGGGGATGAAATACAACCTGTGGATATAATCACTTTTGGTAGTCCTTGCCAAGATTTAAGCATAGCAGGGCAGAGAAAAGGGTTAAAAGGCAACCGTTCGGGGTTGTTCATGGAAGCAATACGAATTATAGACGAAATGAGGTTAGCAACAAATGGAAAATATCCAACTTTCATTATTTGGGAAAACGTACCCGGTGCTTTTTCAAGTCGGGACGGAGCGGATTTTAGAGCCGTGCTTGAAGCAATCACAAAAACCGATATTCCAATGCCTGCAAGTGGAAAATGGGGAAACGCAGGAATGGTTAGAGGGGCAGCAGTTGACACCGCTTGGAGAATCCTTGACGCTCAATATTGGGGAGTACCCCAACGTAGAAAGAGAATCTACCTTGTCGGAGATTTTGGAGGACAACGTGCAGGAGAAATACTTTTTAAGTCCGAAAGCCTGCTTGGGTATACTCCGAAGAGCAAAGGCGAAAGGGCGGAAACTGCCGGACAACCTACGGATAGCATTAGAACAGAAAGTAGCCGAGGGGGGGAGGTTTTAGGTCTTGACTTTGCACACGCTGACAGCGTGGTAAGGACATTTGAGGATAAAACGCCTACTCTCTTGCAGAACATGGGAAGTGCAGGAGGTCAAGTACCGTGCATTTTGAAAGAAGAAAAGGCAGCAGGCTTTATATACAATCAAGGCGGTAACGGAAAAGGGTTAGGATACGAAGAGGAAAAAGCACCTACGATAATGACGGGCGGAACAACAACGGTATTCATTGAGAAAAAGAATGTAACTCCACTCCGAAACGAGGTTACACGGATGAAGAATAGCAACGGATTAGGCGTTGGAGAGGTCGGGGGTCCGTGTCCTACATTGACGGTACAGGATGTGCATAGCGTTTTCTACGAAGCGTATCAGCACCACGGATACAGGGAAAGCGGTACAAGCGGAACATTAACAGCCGGACAGAATAACACCATAAGGGGAGATACGCCGTTGGTAGTAAAAACCGACAAGAAAGCATTTGAGGAAAACCAACACGGAGGATACAGGGAAACAGAGATTAACGGCACTTTAAGAGCAGCGGGGGGGGTCATACGGCGGAGGGTCGGAAACTCTGATAACAGAGAGTACCAAGACAAGGGAGAATATCCCTAGCAAGCCTAAGAGAAGCATTAAAGACATATTAAAGAAAAAAGTACAGACGGTTGTTTATGTTATCCGCCGATTGATTCCGATTGAGTGCGAACGCTTGCAGGGATACCCGGACGATTGGACCAGATACGGAGCAGACGGCACGGAAATAGCGGACA